CTTAGAGTACGTGGTGGGGAAGCTACAGCTAGTGAACTATCAGTGGCTGTTAAGTTTCTTAAAGACAATGGAGCATCCCTAGATGCAATCATGGCAGAAAGCCCTATGGCTAACCTTCTCAATGACCTACCGTTTGAGGTTGGAGAACAGCTACAATGAAACAAGTAGCTCACAAGTTAAATGAAAGTTCAGAAGTTACGATACCCTTACGCAACTTGATTAGTATGATTGCTTTTACAGCCGTAAGTGTTTGGGTTTATTTTGGACTGACAGAACGCATATCTTTCTTAGAACACAATCTTGAGCTTACTATGCAAGAAGTAGAAGAAAACGACAATTGGATTGATGAGTTTGAGCCGCCGAAGTCTGTACAGGATACGGTCAAGAGGGTACATGATCTAGAGATTGAGATAGAAAAACTTAAACTAAAGGTAGGCGTGGATGACTAATGTTCCTGAACAACTTAAGGACTTTAGAAACTTTACATACCTAGTATGGCAGCACTTGGGGTTGCCAGAACCTACCCCTATTCAGTACGACATAGCACACTACCTTCAGGACAGCCCTAAGCGTTGTATCATTGAGGCTTTCCGTGGTGTAGGTAAGAGTTATATTACTGCTGCCTACGTTGTACACCAGCTATTGCTAGACCCACAGCTTAAATTCATGGTTGTGTCAGCGTCTAAAGCACGTGCTGATGACTTTTCTACCTTTACACAGCGTATTATCATGGAACTGCCTATATGCCAGCACCTAGTCGCTAAGGAAGGCCAGAGATGGTCTAAGATAGCCTTTGATGTAGCCCCTGCTAAAGCCTCTGGTAGCCCCTCAGTAAAGTCTGTAGGGGTCACAGGGCAGCTTACAGGTAGCCGTGCAGACATTATCATTGCTGATGACGTAGAAGTCCCTAACAACTCCATGACACACATGATGCGGGAGAAACTTGCAGAGACAGTCAAGGAGTTTGACGCTGTTCTTAAGCCTGATGGCAGGATTATATACCTTGGTACACCCCAGTGTGAGATGTCCCTGTACAACGCCCTACTTGCACGTGGTTATAAGATGCGTGTATGGCCCGCAAGATACCCTACCCTAGATCGCGCAGAGAAGGCCTATGGGGGCAGGTTAGCTCCTACGCTGTATGATTCCTTACAAACTAACCTAGAGGCCGTGTATGGGCTTCCTACAGACCCTAAACGATTTGATGATGATGACTTACTAGAAAGAGAACTAAGTTATGGTAGAAGTGGCTTTGCTTTGCAATTTATGTTGGATACTTCACTATCTGATGCAAACAAATACCCCCTTAAACTAAGTGACCTACTTGTTTACTCCTGTGATAAGGATACTGCACCTGAAAAACTAGTGTATGGTATCTTTAAACCCCTAGATGAACTACCAAATGTAGGGCTAGCAGGAGACAAGTTCTACGCTCCTGAGGACACTGTAGGACGTACAGAGTATCAGGGTAGCGTACTAGCCATTGACCCCTCTGGTAGAGGCTCTGATGAGACAGCATACGCTGTTGTAAAGATGCTTAATGGTTTTCTGCATGTTGTAGATGCTGGTGGTGTTGCTGGTGGCTACTCAGACAGTACACTACAACACCTGTGTGACTTGGCTAAGATACACAAGGTTAATATGGTGCTGGTAGAGAGTAACTTTGGTGACGGTATGTTTACTGAGCTACTAAAGCCCTACCTACTCAAGACACATCCAGTGACTATAGAAGAGGTACGCCACAGTAAGCAGAAGGAACACAGGATTATTGACACCCTAGAGCCTGTAATGAACCAGCATAGGCTTGTTATAGACCCTAAGGTTATCCAGAAGGACTATGATAGCGTACAGTCTATGCCCCCTGAGAAGGGTATTAAGTACATGCTAACCTATCAGATGACACGTATAACAAAGCAGCGAGGAGCGTTAGCACATGACGATAGACTTGACGTTCTTGCTATGGCAGTGCAGTACTGGACAGACCAGATGGCTGCTGACGCAGATACAGAAATACGAACAAGGAAAGAGGAACTCCTAGACTTTGAGCTTGATAAGTTTATGTCACACCTTAACATAGGTCAGAAGGAGAAGGATGTAGGGGGCTGGGTGGTACTATAATACCGTTCCGAAGGTTCCCCTATTGACTAGACCCCCTAAGATATATATAGTAGGTAGTAGTAAGTAGTATCTTTAGGTACTTAAAGTATCTTTAAGATGTTATAGGATACTTAGGACTACTACTTACTACTTACTAACTCTTTATTAACCTGCTAAAAGAATAAGGCAGTAGTGTGTATGACCTAAAATACCCTAAAAAATCTGAGGGGGTATATAATATGATCAGACGCGCGACTCCCCCCATGATGCTGCGACACCTTACAATCTTAGGCACGCCTAACATTCTTCTGGTTCCATTAGAAACCTTGGCATCTTTAACAATCTTAGCCACGCCTAACATTCTTCAAGTTCTTTAAGATTTTTAGCATTGCCTGTGTCTCTCTCTCTATCTGTTCTTGCTTTGTTCCCTAAAATCCTACGAGTCCCAGAACATACCATGAACATACCACTAGATACTTTAAGTATATATAAACCACTGTCAATTCCTTGACACTTGTCAATATTCTGACGCTTCAAGTGTCAAATATTAGTCGTTTACTTTCTCAATTATTTCGTGCTAGGTTTTAGATGTTCAGAGGGACACGGTGTTAGCGCATACTGAACAGGCCAAAAGAAAGCGCATAAGCAGCACGACTAACCTTGCTAGGCCATACGAATAAAAGAATACGCCTAACGATTACGAATATGGATTGACTAACTGAATAAAAGAGAATACGCTTTAGAGACTAAAGGTTACGAAGCACCTAAAGCTTGCAGTGTACTAGCCTAATGGATAGCACTATAAAGGATAAGGTTTGCAGTCCTGCCATATGCAAGGGAAGCCCAAGCCATAGACAGTACCGCTAGGCTATGTGCTGCGAGGATGGTCAGGCCAAGCTAGGGTGGAGTCCGATAGCAAGGACAAATCCCTAGCTGTTACAAGGTGCAATGGTGTACCTATAACGCTAGGAGTAGTAGCATGAAAACTTATACAACTAAAATTATGGGCAAGACAGTGGCAGTTTATGGCAAGCGGCAGCGGGTTATCAAGCGGCGGTTTGGTGTCAATGTAGGTAGTACATTTACAGGTGTACACCTAGGCAAGACTAGTCACTATCTTTCAATTCCTATGTGGGTCAAGCGCAAGTTTGGTGGTGTTCAAGATATCGCCAAGGTGTATTGACACGCAGGGGCAACGGTATTATTCTCCCTGAATATCGTTGTACCTTGTAACAGCTAGGAGTAGTAACCATGAGTGTAAAGAATATCCTTTACTGGTATGAGCAGTCTAATGAGACTGAGCGTGCCTTTGACTGGTATAGTGATGCACTAGAACAGTGCCGCAAGATAGCAGTGCATTATGATATGCCAGTCTATAGGGTGGTGTCAGTAGTGGCAGCATTATCGCCTAACAATAAGTGGGAACGCAATGTAAGCAATGCCTATGACTTGATAGGGGCATATCTTAGGGGTGACCATATGGAAACTGTTAAGGTCAGTACCTATAACAAGATGAAAGAGAAGGCATGGTTCCTGCTATCTGATAGGCCAACCTATGATGAAACCAAGGTAATCCTATCAGGCCAAAAGATAACCTGTTTCTTTGAGAATATCATGGGCGAAGATACATGCACCATTGATGGACATGCTAGGAATATCTTTTACAATGAGCGAGTGGGTCTTACTAATGACAAGACCAACATAGGCAAGAAGGAATACAGGCTACTACAGGCGGCATATGTACATGCTGCCAAGAAGGTAGGCATCAAGGCATACGAGATGCAAGCCATAACATGGATGGCATGGCGTAGGCATCATGGGATTGTATAGGGGATTGACATGCTAGACATTCTAATAGTATTTATATTCATGCTAGGTATCACTGGCTTTGTATTGTTCATAGCTAGTTTCATAGCAGCAGTTTGTAACGACTACTTTGAGGGGTAAGACAATGACACTAGAACTAAACACAAAGGACTATGATGAACCTAAGGAATACCTAAGGGAGTGGCTAGGGGTACTGCCGCACTGGGTAACTGGGTTTAACCAGCTACGAGGCACATTTTTACAAGAAGAAAACATAAAAGAATATTTAGAAGGGCGTTACGGCTACCCACTACACAAGTTTGAGGGTGAGGTGTTGTATGATGGGGCATACCGTAGTCAGTATGATGAGGATGAGGACTTGCCATATATAGGCAGGATGGCTACGTCTTTTGGCTATGTATACTTCTATCCTTATGGTATGGCGGCATTGCCTACTAATGATGGCTACTTTGTAACAAGGATGGACTAAGATGGGAATGTATATAGACACAGCCTATCCAGACATCACACAGGACGCTAGGCTTTCAAGTATTCTAACCAAAATGAAGGCACTAGCAGTCCAGATAGAGGATGCTGAATGGGAAGGCCAAGACGTTACAGCTTTACGACACCAGCATAGTATGCTAAAGACTAGGCATGATGATGGTGCAACATATGAACCACTGTTTTAGGAGTAATACTATGTATGAAAGAATGATAAAGCCTAATAAAATAATGACAGCGTTGAGAAACCATGCTAATGGAAACATAGATTTACATAAGACCAATATAGCTGTGTACTTAAACAATCCGGCGGGTATTGGTGAACATTCAGACATCATGGAAGCTATCCAAAGCGAACTCGACAAGATGGCTGTCCATCAGGATCGACTTGAACTGATAGACCTTATCAGTTATGACAATGAAGGAGACTAATGATGCTAACACCTAGACCACCAGAAAAAACATGGGCAAATGCCAAGCTATACAGGTGTGACCTATACAATTCACGCTGGCCTGTGTGTGGCAC